CGTGGGCCAAGGAGTTCATGCGGCAGAACAACCTCGATGAGGAAATGCCATGGGCATACGGTACCGAGGCGGAGATTGAGGGCAAGATATTATTCCGGTTCCTGGTTGACCAAGAGAATAAGCGTATCCGAGTTATCAATGTACCATGGCGTGACTACCCCTATACCATCACCGCACCTGAAAATGATTCCTACCACTATACACGAGCAACGTATGTAGGTAGTGGTGACCCCGCTATCAAGTTTGACTTGCCGGAACCCCTCTTTGTCTACCGTCGCTTTGGTGGGGGAGCCAACAAGATTAACGATACCCCTCCCAAGTCCGCCTACATCCTCCGTGAGATGGATAACCTCGACCAAGCCCTATGGGACTGGCGTAAGATAAATAGGCTATTCTCTGCACCCACACCTGTCATTATAGCCCCTGATGAGCGCACTGCCAAGATGGTAGAGGCAGCGATGAAGGGCGATAATTGGACTATAGGAAAGCTACTCGTACTTGGTGGATTGGACGTAGACTTCAAGCTGGTGGGCTGGAAGGGTGATGGCTTCACCACGATAGAGTCCGAAACCCAAGCTCTCGCCAAGACCATATCGGGTACCACAGGGGTGCCAGTACATTTCCTGGGTTACCCTGAACTCCTATCCAACCGTGACACCGCTGAAGACCTCGGCAAGCTCATAGCCCTCTCCACATCCAAGGAACGTAACACGTGGATAGGGGCATACGAGGAGCTTATCCAGAAGGCCATGATACTCTACAACACCCTATTCGGCGCCACACTCGACCCACTCGCTATAGATGTCACCCTCATCGAACTTAAACTTTCGGAGCAGAAGACCAATGCGCCAGTATCTAAGAGCAATAGTTCAGGCGATGGCCCAGGAGGAAGTGCTGGGGATAGTTGACCCGGCAATGCTTCAACGGGCAAAGCAAATGGAAGACCACCCTGAGATACGGGTGTATTCGATAGGGCATGAAGGAGAGTCCAATCTCCATCTACCCGGTATCGGTACCAAGACTATCACATGGGTACAGGCGGCAGTACGCTGGATCGGGGATAAACTCCACCTCGGTACGGCTGTATTTGATCGCCATGACCCAACCACCAATAGCCATGTAGGACGACAGCAGATTGGTGAGGTTGTAGGAAAGGTAACAAAGCAGATAGGTGACCGTCTCAATACGCTAGCGGCAATACATATTTTCCCAAAGTACAAGTCAAAGCCACTTGACGTTGCTAGCTTTGAGGCAGAAATCGAGTATGACCATGACGGAACACAGGCATGGCCTACCCGTGTTGATAACGTGTCGGGGATTGCACTTAGCAACTCCGGCGTAGACTCCCCGGGTTTTCCGGGCGCAACCCTGATGGGTGCCGTGCAAGCAGCAGTGCAGGCATTCAGCGGAGAAATGGATGCAACGACAATGAACCTGTCCGAAGTGAAGACAGCAGTGCAAGAGCTCAAGTTGTCCCCGACTCAGATATTTGACATAGGTGACATCATGGGGGATTCGACTGTAGCAGCCAAGGTGAAGGGTGAGAACAAGGATACCTATGCAATGGCGCAGCGTGTACGTGAGGAACGAGATGAGGCGCGGGAACGTGCAGCGAGATTGGAGAACGAGTCGGCGGAAAAAGACCAAACAATCAGCCGTCAGACTATGCAATCCAAGAGTGCTGCCACGATCACGTCCATCATTGACGCCCCTGAGCGTAAGCTGAGTGCCAAGGCAAAGCTATTCATTAAGCGCCAACTCAATTCCTTCACCGCCACGGCTACTGATGAGGCAGCGTTGAAGACTGAGCTATCCACGTTTGTGGATAAGACGGCTACGGAGTATGGTGAGATAGCGAAGGAGTTGGGTATCAAGGATGATACGGTGCCTAATACCAGACCCGGGCTCACACTCCCGGCAAATATGCTCGTTGACGGGCAGCTACAAACAGTGGATAGCAAGAATGCGTTTACCCCGCCCCCGTCAAGAGATGAGGTGTTGGCTGCCGAGATGGATCCGGCTACTAACCCGCTGATCCCGGGGGGCGCAGCAGCGAAGGAAGCACTGAGTTCACTCTAAGGACGTAGACAGTAAAGGAATGTATTATGTCTGTTCTCGGTGGAACCAATTTTAAGTTGAGGTCTTCCACAAACAATGACCCCTATGCCTCGTTTGAGATAACGGCTGGCACCGCCTACACGGCAGGCCAGATGCTCTTGTACGAGGATACGGTGTGCGTTGTAGTGAATACCATAGCTAGCGGTTACCAGGTAGTATTTGTATACTGGGCCGCGAAGATCGTGGTGCCGTGTGCGATAGTCACATCAGGCAACCTCGCTGATTACAACGAGGGATGCAAGGTGTACTTCGACGCTGCTGATGCAGAGGTTAATACCACTGCTGCCGGCAACACACTCTGCGGCATCGTAACCAGTCAGCCCTCTGCTGGCGATGAGACAGTTGAGATTCACCTCATCGGCACGCTGGGCATAGTCGCTTAATCGGAGGAGAGGATTATGAAAGGTCAGATTGTCTCCGATTGGAGACTATTCGAACGAATGGGGGGAATCGATAGCCCCCAGGCACGTAAGCTCGTAAGGGGTTCACTGAACCGCTTCCTGAACTTGCCGAATACGGCCCCCTTCAAGGCAGCGTCACAAGCGTTTGCCGAGACTGGTAGCCGTACCGCTGCACGTGGCGCTGTACAAGCGTTCGCCACCTCTGGAGATTTCCCTACATCCGTCATCGAGGTCATGGACAAGTACCACCAGCTCTTATACTTCGATACTGGCTACACGGACATCTTCGACATGATGGATATGCGGCAGTCGAATCGTAACTCGTTTGATATCCTCGATGTCATCTCCGGCCTAACCTTCGCCAAGGTACCTGAGGGTATGAAGGCCAAGCTATACAAGATGTCTGGTGAGAAAGCGTCTGTGTCGCTTGATATGTACGGTGCCGGTCTTGGATGGTCACGCAGACTCTTTGATGATAAGGAGTACTGGACCATCGAGGATAACGCGGTTGAGTTCCTTAACAAGGCGGGCGAGAGTAAGGCACAGGACTTCTATGACCTCATTGAGGCTGTAGCAGCTACCTATGACGTTGCCTGGCACGCTATTGAAGGCGCCATACCCAATACCAATGAGAACTATGTACCTCTACGGGACATCTCCACGATCAACACGGCGTGTGAGGAAATCCTGCTCAGGCTCCAAGACCTCGGTATGAGTGTGACCCCCAATAGTGAGTTCATTATTCTTGCGCCGATACAACTCAAGAACCGTCTCCCTCGTGCTCTGGGCATGGTGCAGCAACCATTCTCATCCAGCACGAAGCAGATAACGTACAACGTTCGTGTCATCTACACCTTGATGCTCACGTCAACTACTGATTACTATGTGATTCTGCCCAAGAATAAGATCAAGGGCGCGAACCGTATGGATCTCACAATATTCAGTGACTTCGACATTGAGGCATACACCGACATCGCCGTGGGGTGGCAACGCTATGGTGGTGCGATCGGAAACATCTCTCAGCTAGCCCGTTGTTCCACGTCCTAACAGACTGGTGATAACAGGCGCCCGGCAGGGGGGTCATGCCACTGGCCCCCCTGTTAATAGGAGAAGTGTATGAACATGTCGGATGTGCCGAAGAAGAAACACCGGCAGCTAAAGCCTACACCACTTGCACCCCCTCTCTCCATGAACAAGATTCCCCCTAGACCGGGTAAGCCAGTGGCGGCTCCAGTCAAACCTACCAAGATACTTACACTTAGTGATTTACCCAAGCGCGTAAAGAGGCCCAAGGGCGTTGGCATAGCTGGTATACGTGAGCAGATGCTACACGTAGGAAACGCCGTGAAGCTCGGGCCGAAGGTGTTTGCAGACTATGTGAAGGATGGTGCCTGGAAAGGTAGACGGTGTTTCATTATCGGTGGTGGGCCCAGTGTGGATAAGTATGATCTGGACTTACTACGTGGGGAGTTGACTATAGGGATCAATAGGGCGTACGAGGTAATGACGCCGAGTATCCTGTATGGCGTGGATGGTCAGATGTGGGGGTGGGTAGAGCAGGGTAAGTGTGGCGAGAAGGCCAAGAGCAAGTTTGCATCGTACAAGGGGTATAAGGTGTGGATGGCCCTCACCAAGATATTCCCGCCCGACTTCTACCTCATTGATGTGGATGACGATGGGGGGTATAAGATTGGGAAGACTAAGCGGCTGGCGTTCAAGAACAACTCAGGGTATGGGGCTATCAATCTGGCTGCGGCCCTTGGTGCCAACCCCATCTACCTTATCGGGTATGACATGCAGGGCGATAAGCAAGGGCACCAGAAGTGGTTCCACAGT